GTTCGTATTTCTCTTTTTTCACACGTGGGGCGCCTTTTCCCCCCCGGAGTACCGGGGAGCCGTAGATGCCGCCGCCTATACCGCTGAACAGGGATAGTTCGCGCATTTTCAGACGGCCTCCGCTGCCTGTATGCGCATGGCCGCGTCTATCGCATCGCGCATACTGTCTAGATGCCGCTCCACGCATTCGGTGGGTAGGATGACGCTGCCGATTTTGTTTGCAGGGTCGGCCAGCCAGTCGAGGCGGACGGTGTCGGGGTGGGGGATAAGCGTTAAAGAATCTATATTCATAAGCCTTTCAGGATGGTAAAGCCCATAAAAGCAGACTGTCGCCATATTTATTTCATCGTTCAGCCCAACAATGACACCTGCTGTAGAATAACCTTCGCAACTAACAAGGTCGCCAAACTTAAATTGCTGTGTCATGATTGCTCCTAGTTTGTTTCTTTCATGGCGGCATCTATCGCGTCGCGTAGGTTGTCATGTTCGTCTGTGTACCATCTTGAACGGAGCTGGGGGTCTTTCTCTAGCAGCCAGTCCAAGAGCGAAGTGTCGTGGTGGGGGACGGGTTCAAAAGTACCGTAGGCGTAAAAATTCGAACATTTCTGCCCCTCCCAGATAATCCACGCGGCGGTTTTGCCTGTGTCGATAATCAGGCCTTCCGCACCTGTTTGTTTGCAGCGCACGCGGTCGCCGAATTTGAGTTGTTGCGTCATGGGTTGCTCCTAGGGCTGTATTTCGTCATCAGTTTTAAATTCTTCATTTACTTTCTTCATTATCGAAAGCGCGGAATCCAAGAATCCTTTTGGGTCACTTTCGATATTGGCACTAATTTCTTTTAGAAACGAAGAAGTTAGTACGGCCGCACATAAGGCAACTAATTCCGTGAAGTTTTGAGCGGAATAGTTGTAAAATTTTGTTGGGTACTCAAATTTCATTTTTTTGTCAGTTGTACTAATTTTGAAAATATAAGTAGTCATTTTTATATCCTAGATTCAGAATGGGACGTCGTCGTCGATATCGTCTACGGGTTGCGCGGGTGCGGCGGGAGCCTGACGGCTTGGCGGCGCGGACGGTGTGTGTTGGGCGTTTTGCTGTCCGCTGTCGTTGCCGCCGCCCAGCATCTTCATTTCGTTGCCGATGATTTCGTATGCCGTGCGTTCCGTGCCGTCTTTGCCGGTGTATTTGCGGCTTTGGATGCGGCCTTCGATGTAAACGAGGCTGCCTTTTTTCAGGTATTGCCCGGCTACTTCGGCTATGCGGCGGTATAGGGTTATCGCATGCCATTCTGTCTTTGTTTGCCGTTGGCCGCTCTGGTCTTTCCATGTTTCGTCTGTGGCGATGGAGAAGTTGCAGACGGCCTCGCCGTTGGGCATGTGGCGCACTTCGGGGTCGCGGCCCAAGCGGCCGATTAGGATGGCTTTGTTTAGGCTCATTTTTGCTCCTGCATGAGTTGTCGGTAGTATTCTTGGCAAACTGCCACGCGCTCTTGGATGCGCTCGATGGCTTCGGGGTCTCGCTTGACGGTAACGGTGGTTACGCGTTTGTGCAGCGGTATGCGTTCGATGGCGTCAATCAGTTTTTCCGGGTCGCCGTATTGGCCGATTAGGTCTTCCGGGCAGGGGAACAGCCAAAAATCAATCTCGGCCTGCTCGCAGTCGAACAGCCACATATAGCCCTGCATTTGCCAGTCGTAGCCTGCTTCTTTGACTTTGCGTTCGGCTTCTTCGCGGAAAAACGGGTGTGTTTTAATCTCCCAGCTGCATTTGGTGTCGATAATCAGGCTGTGCTTCGGGTCGTGTATGTCGCACTCGCCGCTGATGAAGCTGTTTTCGCGCCGTTCGGTATTTTTGGCATATTGCCTGCCGCGGATCATGCCGCTGCCTTGTATGGCGAACGGCTCTAATGCGTTGCCCTTTTCGGTGTACTTGGCCCCGTCAAAGGCGGCCACGCCGAAGAGTTCCTGCTTGGCCTGCTCGATAAGGTGGCTTTTGGCGGTCTGTGTCAGCCTGTCGTTTTTGCTGCGCGGCAGGCCGATGATTTTATGGATGGCGGAACAGCGGATCAGCATCACAAACTCTCAATCTCCGCCCGCTGTTCGGGTGTCAGGTCGTAATTGCCGTTCAGCACGCTCTCCACGCTGATTTCGCCGGTGCTGATGTTTTCTTTCAGGGTAGCGAACAACTCTTCGCTCACGGGTAGCAGCATCACGGGGTCGGACGGCTGGTTGTCGATGTAGTCGAACTGTTCGGCGGTAACGTCTTTAATCACGCTTTGGTCGGATAAAACGGCCTTTTGCATATCAATCGACAGCGGGGCTTGTTTGGACAGCAGCAGCTTGGTGACGGTTTTGAGTGCCATTGCCTCGAAGTTGTCCGCCCATACGCCGTAGCCTTTTTTGAACGATTGGCTGTATCTGCCTGCGTGTGCCGCTACCTGTTCGTGCGTCATGTACAGTTCGGCGGTAAAGCCGTTAATCAGTTTGAAATAGGCGTAGTAACCAACAGGTTGCTCGTTGGCGGCAGGTTTTTGTTTCCAGTCGAATTTGAAGCCGTTGATGGGGTCTTCCTCTATCAGTTGGTCTTCGTAGACGGGCAGGGATACCAGCCGCTCGAACTGGCCGCTGCGCTGGGCAAGCTGGATGAAGCCTTTGTAGCCAAGCTGGAACTGTGCTTCCACGCGCCCTTTGTTGCGGTAGGGGACGATGTAGGCAAAGCCCAGGTTGTTATTAACGGGCAGGTTCAGGGTGGCGGCCATGCAGGCGGCGTTGAAGATGCTCATCGGTTCGGCATCCAGCAACATGACGTTGCTGTTTACGATCTGCATGATGGATGTGCCGAAGCTGGCAGCGTTTTTGTCCACAAGTTCGCGCATTTTGGCCTGTACGGCGGGCTTGTCGAAAAAGTCTTTAATTTGGCGTGATTTCTGCGCGGGGGTTAATTGCGTGTTGCTCATTTCGGTTTCCTTTTTTCAGGCCGTCTGAAACGGTCATGGGTATTTGTGCCAGTAGGCGGGTTTTAAAATCTCGGGCATGGGCGGAAATTTGTTTACTTCGCTCGGTGTGAGGTATTTTTCCGCCTTGCGTTTGTAGTAGTACCTTGTCTGCCGCTCCGCGCATGTTCGGCATTGTTTTTGCCGGAAGCCGTTTTTCTGTAAGGCGAAATCGCTTTCAGGCTTTGCCTTTTTGCAGGCGGGGCAGGTGATGGTTTGTGGCATGGCGTTACTCCGACCCTATATTGCCTTGCGCCTCTTCCAGCCGGCTGCGGGCGACCTCTATTAACAATTCATATTCACGTTTGGTTTTTTCGTCGTGTACTTTTGCGGATTTGGCTAAAAAATCTTCCACGCTACCGGTGAAACAACCGCGTGTGGCTATCAGGCCGTTTTTGCCGCAATAAACTGTCAAAGTGCCGTTCTCCGTGCCGACGTTTGAAAACCATACAACGGAATGTCTGTTGAGTACCCATGCGTCGCCTGATACCCGTGCGTTGCCGTATACCCGTGCGTAGCCTGATACCTGTGCGTTGCCGTATACCCGTGCGTTGCCTGATACCCATGCGTCGCCTGATACCCGTGCGTTGCCTGATACCCGTGCGTAGCCTGATACCTGTGCGTAGCCGTATACCCGTGCGTTGCCTGATACCCATGCGTCGCCTGATACCCGTGCGGTGCCTGCGAGCGATGCGTTGTGTTCGGACTCAATATAGCCGCCGACCGTTCCTTTTCTTACATCGCGAAAATCCTTTAATGCTTTGATTCGGTACAATTTTCGGCCATCAAGCTCTATAAATTCGTCTTTTAAAATTTCGTATTTCATTTCAGTCTCCGATAGATTCGTAGGGCGGATGCCAGTCGGTGCGGTCGGCTTCTTCAACCGCTTTGATTGCTTCGGCCTCCCTTGCCGCCTGTTCTGCCTCCACGGCGTTCATGCGCTTCATCCATGCGACTTCCGCTTCCACTTCCTGCCGCGTTTCGGTGGCGTCCCATGCGGGCGGCGGGGTTTTCGCGGGTTGCGCTTCGCTGCCGCCGTAGACGGCCAGTACGGCCAGCACGGCGAAAAACAGCATCCAATTGATGACTTTGGTCATTTCCGTTTCCTTTGTTCAAACATTTATGGGGCAGGGCGCGGATGGGGTGGATAAATTCCCCGTCCAGCCAGGGGATTAAAGCTGCCGCTCCCTGTCCGATAAGTGTTTGTGTAAAAAATATGACGTTTCTTTGTTACATTTTTTACGGTTGTAAAAAAATTTCCGTTTTTTTGCGTGCCGCGACGGAAAGGAGGCCGTCCGCACGCTGTCGAAGGTTTAATCAGGCTCTTCCTGTGCCTGTGATATGCCCACTCTCCGACTAACGGCATACCATTGATGGACTATCATCGTGTCTGCCAAAGCGGTATCGGTCTAAATACGGAGGGGTGGCGAATCCCCCTGTCTCTGCCTGCCGCCTGCGTCTTGCGGCACTCCCCCGCGCCCGGGGGTAGCATATTGCGCCGGTCTGCAATGCCGTATTTAGGCCGATGCCGCCTTATGCGGCCATGCGTACCGTCCGCAGTGCAAGGTATTTGTTGTAGTTCGGCATTTCGATGCCCAGCGGCAGGGGACGCTCTTTGTTTTCATCCAGTACGCAGTAAACGAAATCGTCGAAAATTTCCTGCGTGTAGGCTTCTTGGTATTCTTCGCGGGTATATTCGGCTTCGTCCGCCCATACCCATTCCATCAGGATTTGCAGGCCGTATTTCTTGGCCAGCCGTTCGGCTTCTTCTTTGTCCGCCTCTTCCTGCTCCTCTTTGGCGTAGGTATATGCCCAGTCGGCTTCGTTTTGCATTTCAGCCCGTGCGATGGCGGGGTTTTCGATGTAGGGGTACATTTGCTGTCTCCTTCCCCCCCCCCCCCCCCCCCCCCGCGCGGGGCGCGGGCGCGCGGGCGGGGGGGGGGGGGGCGGGGGGTGGGGTGAGGCGTCTTGGTAGTTGCCTTCTACCGGTTGTTGGCAGGTCAGCCCGCCTATCCATTCGATGAATACCTGTTTCTTTTTGCCCCTGCCTTCTTCCATAATTCGTCCTACGGTGCTTTCTTGCTTGGTGTCCCAGTCGTTGAACCGCATGATGTTTGCCAGATGCTTCATTTCTGTTTCCTTGGTTGTTTTGTTTCGATGGGTGCATAGTACTATTGTACTTATTACCTGTAAAGTACTTTTGTACTTTTATTTTGCTATTAGTACTTTTGTATTGATTTTTAAAAGAAAAAAGTTTGAAAAAAAAACCCCCCTCTCGCTGGCGGGGGTGGGGGGTGTGTGTGTTTTTGGTTGTGCGGGGTG